TCGCAGAGAATCTCAAAGTAATATATAAAATTAAATGTTAAAAATCACGAAGAAAATGAGAATCGACATTGACCAATACGAGAAAGACCTGATGTTGGAGACTCTCCAGTACCGTCTACAGCATGATGACCACCTTATACAAGAGATGACACTCAAAGACAACTTGGAAGACCTTTTAGGAAAACTGGAAGAGAACGCATATACATAAAACATACCGTTGCAATTATTGAATTGAGGTGGTATAATAATAGAGTAATGATTCATCAGTTATGGCAAAAGGATTTACCGTAAAGGCTGCAAAGCCTCAAGTTAAAAAGAAAGAGAAAGAATTCGATCTCCAAGAAGCAAAACAATTAGTCAGAGGAAAGACAATCGTATTTTGTTTACCTGGAAGAGGAGTTTCATATATTTTCCTCAAGAACTTTGTACAGATGTGCTTTGACTTAGTACAGAACGGTGCACAGATACAGATATCACAAGACTACAGTAGTATGGTGAACTTCGCAAGATGTAAGTGTCTTGGTGCAAACGTACTGCGAGGACCTGATCAGAAACCTTGGGATGGAAACTTAAAGTACGACTATCAGTTATGGATTGATAGCGACATCGTGTTTAATGTTGAGCAGTTATATAAGCTTGTAGCACTCGATAAAGACATTGCAGCAGGTTGGTACTGTACAGAGGATGGAAATACTACCTCAATCGCTCACTGGTTGGAGGAGGGCGATTTTCGTAAGAATGGTGGAGTGATGAATCATGAGACTCTCGAAACAATGAGCAAGCGTCGCAAACCATTTACCTGCGATTACACAGGATTCGGTTGGACTCTTATCAAGCATGGAGTATTTGAACATGAGCAGATGAAGTATCCTTGGTTTGCTCCGAAGATGCAAGTCTTTGAGTCTGGTGAGGTACAGGATATGTGTGGTGAAGATGTCAGTTTTTGTTTAGATGCAAAGAAGCAAGGTTATGAGATATGGTGCGATCCTCGTATACGTGTAGGACATGAAAAAACCAGAGTCATATGATGTAAGAGTCAAAGGACGACTCGTTCTTTCCAACGGAAGTATGGAAGACGCAATGGAAATCATTCAAGACCTCTCTGAGGCTTATTATAATACAGGTCAACCAGACCCAAGTACAATTACAATGGAGTTAAACAATGGCGAAAATAAAGCAATCTTTAATGAGTAGTGGTGGTTTTGTAGAGACTACACCCAAAAAAACTCGGCAAGGACTCGGAAAACACTCGAAGTTCAGCGCAACTTCTCGAAATAAAGCAAGAAAACGTTATCGAGGCCAAGGGAGATGACAAAGACGGCGCCATATCAAGCACTTCCAAAGGGACTCTATGTAATGAATAGTCCTATAGCTGGTCAAGGTATCTTTACGATGAATGAAATATCATCAGGTACTGAGCTTGGTATGTCGCATATTGTTGTAGATGAAGAAATATATCGCACTCCACTTGGTGGATTCATAAATCATAGTGAGAATCCGAACTGTGAGAAGTATTTGGTAGGTAATAAGTACTATATTCGCACAATTAAAGACATAAATCCGATTGAAGAGCTTGTCTTAAAATATACATTTTATAAAGTAGTATAAATATATTGAGTAAATTGCATCAAGAAGTAGATGCCAGTCATAAGACAACGACAATCTAAACGTTTTAAGGATATTTCTCTATCTTTTAAGAGACATCCTGTAACAAATGATATACTTGCACTTACAAATGAGGATGCAATTAAGAGATCTGTTCGTAATTTAGTTGAAACCGTTAATGAAGAGAGGTTTTTTAACCCTTTGATCGGTTCTCATCTGAAAGAAAGTCTTTTTGAACTCCCAGATAATAATTTAAGATCGACTCTTAAGACTCAAATTGAGAATACAATACAAAACTTTGAGCCAAGAGTGAATTTAACTGACGTTGTGGTCAATCATCCCAATGATACCAACGATTTAGAGGTAAAAATAGATTATGATATCATTGGCCAAGAGGCAAATCCCCAAGAATTAACATTTATCCTTCAACCAACTAGAGCATAATGGCGTTTACACAGTATACAAATCTCGATTTTGAAGAAATTAAGGTTTCTTTGCGTGAATATCTGCGTGCCAACTCTAATTTTACCGATTATGACTTTGAAGGATCTAATTTATCCATATTAATTGACACTTTAGCATACAATACCTACGTTACAGCCTATAATACTAACATGGTTGCTAACGAATCATTCATTGATAGTGCAACTTTACGTGAAAATGTCGTAGCTTTAGCAAGAAATGTAGGTTATATACCCTCTTCAAGACGAGCTTCGACTGCAAATATCAGTTTTACAGTTGATTTAGGGTCTGGAACATCAAAATCTAGTGTAACTTTGAAGGCTGGACTCGTTGCATTAGGTGATTTTGCAAATACAAACTACACATTTTGTGTTTCAGAGGACATTACATCACCTGTGAGTGATGGATTTGCAGAATTTACCATAGATATCAAACAAGGAACGTTTGTAATCAACGAATTTGTCGTAGATACGTCTCAACCTAACCAAAAATACATACTTCCCAACCCATATGTCGACACTTCAACGTTAAAAGTGCAAGTTAGAGACACTTTAACGTCATCTTCAAGGAAAACTTACTCACAAATTGATAATATTGTCGGAATCAGTACTCATTCTGAGACATTTTTGATACAAGAGATACAAGATGAGAAATATGAGCTACTTTTTGGTGATGGAGTGCTTGGAAAACGACTTAGTAACGGAAATGTCATCAATTCCACATACATTGTGACCGATGGAGTCGGTGGAAACGGTGTTTCTAACTTTTCTTTCTCTGGAAAACTGGTTGATAACGATGGAGGACTGATTGTAAGTGGAATTTCTGATATTACTACAAATCAAGTATCCAGAAATGGTGCAGAAGTTGAAAGTGTTGATACAATTCGTAATTTAGCACCTAGATTCTACTCGGCACAACATCGAGCAGTCACGGCTAACGATTATGAAGCAATAATTCCAACAATTTTTCCAAATGTAGAGAGTGTAACTGCTTACGGAGGTGAAGATTCAAGTCCACCTCAGTTTGGAAAGGTATTTTTATCAATAAAACCTAAAAATGGTCGATTTATCTCGGATTTTGACAAAAGACAACTTTTAGATAAGTTAAAAAGTTATTCTGTAGCTGGAATTCGTCAAGAATTCATAGATTTGAAATATTTGTATGTTGAAATTGACACAAACGTTTATTATAACACAAATGCTGTTGCAAATGTGAATAATTTAAAAACTACAATTAGAAATTCACTTGAAACGTATGCAAGTTCATCAGATTTGAATTCTTTTGGTAGTAGATTCAAATATAGTAAAATTTTGAAGATAATTGATGATAGTAGTTCTGCAGTAACGTCAAATATTACAAAAGTCATTCTTAGACGTAATTTAGATGTGGATACAGCTAATTTTGCTCAATATGAATTATGTTTTGGTAACAAATTTCATAATCGCAATAAAGGTTACAATATAAAGTCTACTGGATTTGTTGTAGACGGAATTCGTGGTGTTTGTTACTTTACAGATACCTATGTTGATGAAAAAACTGGTAGATTGATTATTTTCCGATTAAGTAACACAGGAGCTGTTGAAATTGTTAATAATAATGCTGGAACAGTAAAATATGATATTGGTGAAATTCTTATAGATACAATACGCATACATTCAACTGTTAAATCAGATAACGTTGTTGAAATCCAAGCAATTCCAGATTCAAATGACATTATTGGATTAAAAGATTTGTATTTACAACTATCTATCGCAGATAGTAATATAAGTGTTGTAGAAGACATTATATCCACTGGTGCTGATACATCTGGTGCTAATTATGTTTCTACATCTAGTTTTACAAATGGTTCTAAGGTTCGTGGTGATATTATAACCGAATCAGGTTCAACATCCAGTCTTGTTGGATATGTAAATGGTCAAGCTTATTATGGAGCGTATCATACAATGAGTGATGGTTCAAGAATGACAGGTAGTACTCATTCATCTGATAGTCAAGCTATAACAAGCACTCCAGGCACTACATCATCAACAACCACCACCACAGGTTCATCATATTCATCTCGTTCGTCATCTTCTTCTAGTTACTAAACTAATCAATAATGGGTATAGACACCGCAGCTAAAAAGATTCAAATTAATAAACTTGTCAGAAGTCAAGTTCCATCCTTCGTAGCCGAAGATAATCCTCTGTTCGTTGATTTCTTAAAACAATATTATATAAGTGAAGAAAATAAAGGTAAGTCAATTGATATAATCACTAACTTCAATGATTATCAGAAGGCAGATACGTATTCAGAGAATT